AGTGGCGCATGGGCGTCAAGGTCAACCGTTGGGGGCGGCCAATCTCCTACGCCTTCCGTGATCGTCACCCCGGTGATTTGGTCAATGGCGTGGGCTTTCGTGTGACGGAGGTGCCGGCCGATCAGATCATCCATCTGTTTGTCACCGATCGCCCTGGCCAAACACGTGGTGTCCCATGGGCCGCCAGTGCCGTGAAACGACTCCATCACCTCTCTGGCTATGAAGAAGCCGAGGTGGTGCGTGCCCGTGCCAACAGCTCGTTGATGGGTTTCATCCAGTCACCCGAAGGCGAGCTACATGGCGACGATGTAGAAGACGGTGATCAGGTAACGCGCTTCGAGCCTGGCGTCTTCAAGTACCTGGCACCAGGTGAAACCGTCACGGTGCCGCAGCTTGATGCGCCTGATGGGCAGTTCGAGCCATTCCTTCGCGCCATGCTGCGCGGCGTGGCGGCTGCCATCGGCTGCAGCTTCGAGACGATCAGCCGTGATTTCAGCCAGTCCAACTACAGCAGCAGCCGATTGAGCCTGCTCGAGGACCGTGAGCACTGGCGCATCCTGCAGGACTACATGATCGAGCACCTGCTACAACCGATCTTTGATCGCTGGTTGGCTGCAGCAGCAGGCACCAATCAGCTCAGCCTGCCTGGCTACAGCGCCATGCCAGAGCGCTATGAGGCCGTTAAGTGGTACCCCCGCGGTTGGGCATGGGTGGATCCGCAGAAGGAAGTTGATGCCTACACCAAGGCCGTGCGCTCTGGCTTCAAAACCCAGGCCGAGGTAGTGGCCGAAGGTGGCGGTGACATCGAAGATCTGCTGGTGGCCCGCGCCGCTGAAGTGGATCGCGCTGAGGAGCTCGGCCTTCAGTTCGATACCAATCCCGCCGATGATGCCCAGAGTGGTGCTGTTGATGCGATACCACCAGGCGATGAAGAGCCTGAGGATGATGGGCCTCAAGACCAGCCCGAAGAGCAGGAAGAGCCAGAACAGGAGACGCCCGACGATCCTGAGGATTGATCAGTCTGTCACCGATAATGCTTGCATCGGCTGCAGATAGCATGAAGTCAAGATCAGAGGCTCAGGAAGTGGAATTGCGCGAGCTCAACCAACAGCCGCTCTACCGCTCTGCGGTAGTGGCCGAGGTTGCGCGTGCCGAGGAAGATCCTGATGTTGTTGAGTTCACCTTCAGTTCAGAGCAGCCGGTTGAGCGTTACTTCGGCATGGAAGTGCTCAGCCACTCTGCTGAGGCAATGAACATGGAGCGCCTCAATAGTGGCGCTGCACCGTGGCTGTGGAATCACAATCCAGAGGTAGTGCTCGGTGTGGTTGAACGTGCATGGATGGGCGACGATCGTCGCGGCCGTGTTCGTACCCGTTGGAGCCCTAACACCAAGACCGAAGGGAGCGAAGAATACAAGCGACGGCAGGATTGGGAAAGCGGCACCATCCGCAACGTGTCGTTCATGTATTCGATTGACGAGCCGCTTGATACGGCCAGCCGTGAAGGCTTTGCGGTGGTGACCAAGTTCACACCGATGGAAGTATCGGCTGTCAGCATCCCTGCTGATCACACCGTTGGCCAAGGTCGCAAGGCCGGCCATCCAAGCAGCTCTGGTCCCCCCAGCGCTGCCGCGGCCCCGGCCGCACCCTTGACCCCCAACAGCAACACGCAAATGGACCCCTCCACCATCGACATGGAGGCCGTGCGGGCTCAGGCTGCGGCCGATGAGCGCTCCCGCGTCGCCTCCATCACTTCTCTGTGCCGTGAGCACAAGGCTGACGATCTGGCCCAAGGCTTGATCGAATCCGGTGCTTCTGAAGCTGACGCTATGCGTTCGGTGCTTTCCGAGATTGCCAAGCGCCCGCCCACCGTGGCCCAACCGGCTACCCCCACCACTCCTGCTCGTTCTGCTCAGCCGATCGCTACTGGCGGTTCTGCTGACATCGGCCTAACCGATAAGCAAGCACGTTCCTTCAGCTTCGTTCGCGCCATCCGTGCGCAGATGATGCCCGGTGATCGCGCTGCCTATGAGGCAGCTGCTTTTGAACGTGAGGTGAGCGAAGCCACTGCTCAGCGCATGGGCATCACCCCCCGCGGCATCCTGGCCCCCAACGACGTGCTTCAGCGCGATCTGACCGTGGGCAATGCTTCGGCAGCTGGTGATCTGGTCTTCACCGACGCCCGCCCCGGCAGTTTCATCGAGCTGCTCCGCAACCGACTGGCGCTGAACACCCTCGGCGTCACCATGCTGACCGGCCTGCAAGGCCCTGTGTCGATTCCCCGCCAAACCGGCGCTTCGACCGCTTACTGGGTGGCCGAAGGTGGTGAACCCACTGAATCGCAGCCCAGCGTGGATCAAGTGTCGCTGGTGGCTAAAACTCTCGGCGCCTACACCGAGTTCAGCCGTCGTCTGATGCTGCAAAGCTCAATCGACGTTGAGCAGATGGTCCGCACCGAGCTGGCCACTGTGATCGCTCTTGAGATTGATCGCGCTGCTCTCTACGGCCTTGGTTCCAGCAGCCAGCCCGAGGGCCTCAAGCTCGTGACCGGCATCAACACCGAGGACTTCAACGCTGCCAATCCCACCTATACGGAACTGGTGAGCATGGAGTCCAAGATCGCTGCGGATAACGCCGACATCGGCGCTATGTCCTACCTGACTAACTCCACCATCTACGGCGGTTTCAAGACCACCGAAAAGGCCAGCAACACCGCTCAGTTCGTTCTCGAACCAGGCGGCACCGTCAACGGCTACAGCGTGGTGCGCTCGAATCAGATCGCTTCTGGCGATGTGTTCTTCGGTGTCTGGAATCAGATGATCATGGGTATGTGGGGCGCCCTTGACATCCAAGTCAACCCCTATGCCCTGGACAAGAGCGGCGGCGTTCGCGTGACTGCTCTGCAGGATGTCGATGTGGCTGTGCGTCACCCCGAATCCTTCTGTCGCGGTAACAACACCCTGTGACCATGAGGCTCCTGATCCTGCGCCAAACCTCCATCGTCGGTCAGCCCGTAAGGGCTGGTGATGTGGTGGAGGTCAATGATCGAGATGCTCGGCTGCTGATCAACAGCGGCAAGGCTGAGCCGGCACCTGCAGCCCCTATGGCTGTTGAGCCGGTGCCGGTGGTGCAGGATCCTGAGCCGATCCAACGCAAACCCCGAACCCGTCGCGCCAAAAACCATGGCCCTACATGAGCTCACGCTGGACAAGCTCCAGCACCTGACCCTTCTGGCTACCACCACCATCACCGCTACTGGCGATCAAACTGGTGTTGATCTGGCTGGCTATGAAGGTGATGTTCAGATCATCCTCACCGGCACCGCTGCTGGTGCTGCTGCCGATCTGACTTTCCGCATCGAGGAATCCGACACCCTCGGCGGCACCTACACCGCAGCTACCGGCGGTAGTTTCACCGCTATCGGCAACGCTGCCTACAAAGAGGTGATCACTCTCAACAGCAACGATCTCAAGCGGTTCATCCGCTTGAGCTGCACTGCTGAGACTGGCACCGCCAGCTCTGCTGTTACCTGCTTGGGCTTCGGCCTCAAGAAGTACGGCTGATGGCATTGACGGAAGACCTATCGATCTTCCTGGACGATTTCGGCGTCAGCTGCACGGCTGGCGCCGTTTCTGCTTTGGGCATCCTTGATATGCCTACGCAGGTGTTAGCAGGAGACCAGGTACTCAGCACTGATTACACATTGACGGCCCGCGCGGTTGATTTCGGTGATCTGCTTTATGGCAGCGAGATCAGCGTGAACGGCGTGCCGTATACCGTGCGTGAAACCATGCTGTTGGATGATGGCGCCTTCTGCCAGATCGGATTGATGCGTAGCGTGGCCACAAACATGACTACAAGCGACACCCCAATCGATGGTGGTGATGTGGATGATCCCATTGTCGATCTAGCCAATGAACAGCTGGATCCTGAAGTAGACGGTGGCTCAGCCTTTAGCAGCTACGTTGAGGGCAACGTGCTCGATGGTGGCGGCGCATGAGTAGCACAGCGCGAATCCGAATCCGTCGGGATACGGCAGCCAACTGGACAGCAGCCAATCCAGTGCTGCTGAATGGGGAAGTAGGAATTGAAACCGACACGCGCCGTTTCAAGACGGGCGATGGTACGACCGCTTGGTCTGGATTGAGCTACTACCTCGATGGCGTAGCCATTCGCGGTCAATGCTCCAAGATGACCGATGGCTCGATTGAAATCGAAAGCCAAGGCGCTTATGTCACCACCGGCCTAACTGCCACGCTGGATGGCGATACGGCCTATGGGATGGTGCTCGGTACCACAGACACCTTTGGCCTGAAGAACAACAGTGGCAGCACCAAGCTGTTTCGGGTCTACGGCAGCATCGATGCCACAGACGGCAATAACAGCACGCTCGGTGTCAAGCTGGCCAAAAACGGAACACCGATCGACAACAGCGAGTGTCGAGCTTTCACCGGCAGCGGAGCCCAAGAGGCCAAGCTGGTAACCAGCTGGATGGTTGAGCTGGCCGATGGCGATGAGATTTCGCTGTTCATCGCTAACCACAACAACAGCACCGATCTTGTGCTGAAGCGCGGCCGTCTCATCGCTGTTGAGGTGCGAGCATGACCAAGCGCGAGCGCATCCTTCAGGCGCTCGTCGCAGCGCTAGCAGGCACTACTGGCGTAGGTAATCGCATCTACCGCAGCCGGGTAGAGCCGTTCACTCGTAACGAAAGCCCGGCGATCGTGATCGAGCCGGTGAACGACACCGCGCAGCAGAACACCGCCCTGCCGACACTGGAC